AAGTCTTTTTTTAAGAGCACATATGCTCAGTATACAAACTTTGGGCTTCAAAAATTCCGCTTGGATTATGAAGGTTCAAAGGAAATTAGGCTAACAGAAGAGTCAACATTTACATTCAAAGTAAAGCGTTATGCTGACTTACTAATGGATTGCTATTTATCGATTAATTTGCCTACAATTTGGTCACCAATTTTGCCACCACAATCACCTCCAGAAGGTGCTACTAACTATGTTTCCCAATGGGTTCCATATGAATTTAAATGGATTGAAAATTTAGGAGCTAAAATTATTTCAAAAATTCAGATTACTTGTGGCAATTACACTTTACAAGAGTTTTCTGGTGACTATTTGTTAGCTGCTGTTCAACGTGATTTTAGTGGTGCTAAAAAAGAGTTATTTAGTAGAATGATTGGTGCTACACCTCAGCTTAATGATCCAGCTAATTCTGGCAGTCGTGTAAATGCTTATCCAAATGCTTATTATAATGAAACTGCTGCTGGTCCTGAACCATCTATTAGAGGCAGAACATTATATATTCCTCTTAATTGTTGGTTTGGTCTTAAATCTCAAATGGCATTTCCTCTAACATCACTTCAATATAATGAATTACATATAATTGTTACATTAAAACCAATTAATCAATGGTTTCAGATTCGTGATGTCTTTGATTATACTAACAATTATCCTTATGTAGCGCCAAACTTTAATTTATATTATATGCAAATGTATCGCTTTCTTCAGCCACCACCTGATGTATGTTTAGATATTGATTCATATCAAGATACTCGTTCTGTTTGGAATGCCGATATTCATTTAAATTGCACCTACGCATTTTTATCAAATGAAGAAGAACGTGTGTTTGCCCTACAAGAACAGAAGTATTTAATTAAGCAAGTTCATGAAAAAATATTTTATAATGTAACAGGACCAAATAAGGTTCAATTAGATTCAGTTGGTATGGTTTCTAGTTACTTATTTTACTTTCAACGTAGTGATGCTAATTTACGTAATGAATGGTCTAATTATACTAATTGGCCATATAATTACTTACCAAATGATTTAATTCCTGCTCCTACTGCTGGCACTTACACAGTTACTAGAGTATTACCTGATGGCACAATAGAATATGTAGATATTGGACCAGGTGTAAATCCAAATGGTCAGCTAACTGGTTGGCTAATTACAGGACAATATAATATTCAAAATGAAAAAAATATTTTAGTAGCAATGGGCCTACTATTGGATGGCTCATATAGAGAAAATATTCAGCCAGCAGGTGTTTATAATTATATTGAAAAATATACCCGCACATCTGGTAACGCACCTGATGGATTATATTGTTACAATTTTAGCCTACATACAAATCCATTTGATCTTCAACCATCTGGCGCTATTAGTATGTCACGTTTCAACCAAATTGAACTAGAATTTACTACAATTATTCCACCTACAGACCCTCTAGCACAAAGTTTAACAATTTGCGACCCAGAGACGGGCAATGTAATAGGTGTTAATAAGCCTACATGGCGCATATATGACTATAATTTTGACCTACATTTGTTCGAGGAAAGAATTAACATGGTATACTTTCAGGGTGGCAATTGTGGCCTTGTTTATGCTACTTAATTTAATTATATTTTATTACCAATTATGCTAATAAAATATTTAACTAATATTATACAAATATTAAATTAATAAAAATTTTTAAAAGTTGAATAAATTTCAAAAAATTTTGGGCAAAAGTATTTTAAAATTTCAATTTTGGACATTTATTTTTGTCCATTTTTCAGAAATATAAAAAAGTTTAAAAAAAAATAGTTGTGAAAAATGGGATGTGATCATAATGCTCTCATTTGTAAAATTTGCTAAAATATTTGTGACGATACTTTTTTTTAAAAAAAGTAAATTTTTTTGGACATTTTTTTGGTGATTTTTTTTTCTTCCAATACTTTAGGAAGTATGGAAATCACCGAATCACCAAAAATCACACAAAATTATTTTTGTAATAAATGTGACTATAAATGCTCTCGTTATAGTGAATGGCAGAGACATATAAGCAGACGTAAACACAAAATGGAAGTAAATTTAGAAAATATGGAAGAAAATAAAATCACAGAATTTAAATGTTTAACTTGTGAAAAAACATATAAAACACATTCAGGATTATGGAAGCACAAACAAAAATGTAATAATAATGAAATACAAGAAAATCAATTAATTAACTATAATAATAATGAAAAAATAGAAGAATTAAATAATGATATTACAGTAACAGATGCTAAAATGATGTTTGAATTATTAAAGCAAAATAATGAATTTAAAGAACTAATTTTAAATCAAACTAATCAAATGATGACACAAATGATGGAACAAAATAAATCTATTTTAGAAATAGCAAAAACTAACAATACAAATAATATTGTAAATGGTAGCATTCATAACAACACAAATTATAATCAATTTAACTTACAACTTTATTTAAATGAAACTTGTAAAAATGCCATGACAATTGATGAATTTTTAGAATACTTACAACCTACAATTGAGGAACTAGAAGATACTGCTAGACTTGGATATGTAGAAGGTATTACTAGAATAATTATGCGAGGACTTAAAGATTTAGAAGAAGAACTAAGGCCATTTCATTGCTCTGATTTAAAACGAGAGTCATTGTTTGTTAAGAATCCAGATGGTGAGTGGGAAAAAGAAACAGATGAAAAACCGTTAATGTTAAAATTTGTAAAAGCAGTAGCAAGAAAGAATTTTAATAATGTAAATGAATGGCGTAAATTACATCCAAATTGTCGATACCATGATTCAAAATCAAATGATATGTTTAACCAAATAATGTTAAATTCTACTTCTGGACGCACAGAAGAAGAGCAAAAAGCAAGTTATGAAAAAATAATAAAGAATATAACAAAAGAAATAGTAATAGATAAAAGTAAAAAAAATAAAGTAAAATAATAATTAAATCTAACAAAATTAATTATTATTATTATTATAAACTAGCATTTGACGCCAATGGTCCATAATCTAAAAATTCTCCTGTAGCTGTTTCTTTTATAGCATATTGCGGGGTTACACCTCCTCGTGGATCATTATAATATTCTTGTTTTTTATTAAATAATTCCATTCCTACATTATATGAATCTTTCCAAGTATCTACACCTTGATAAGGTCTAGGAACTTTAGCATCTGGATTAAAAGAAAAAGCCAAAGTACCTATATCATGTGTTAATTCACTATATTGTGGTGTTTGATTATAAGTTAATTTACCAGCATCACTAGCACCAGGTAAGGGCGTATATAATGAAGGATAAATAGGCATTTTACTTATGTTGCGCTGACATCCATAACAATCAACATCAGAAGTGCATTGTTCGCCAGTAATAGAACAAGTAGCTTTAGGACCGCATTTATTATTACAACCATATGAAGTATTAAGTGGCATATCAACATTATGACTAGTAAGAGGACTATCTAAATCTCTATAAATAGTTTCTCTATTAGTTAAAGCTTCTTTTAACGAAGTTAAAGTAGCGACTTGAACAAATAAAACATTATTAGCCAAATAATCCCAATAATAATAAAGACCAATAATTAGAAAAATACATATAAAAATATATAAAAGTGTAGTTTTGTTAGTTAAGTTCATTTATATAATAAGGAGAAATAAAGAATATAAATTAATAGATTAAATGAATAATATTTAATATATATAAAATATAAGAATAAATTATAAAATGTCAACAAGTAACAATAATGAACCAAGTGAAGTTGATAAAAAAAAAGGTGAAGCTGAAAAGCCAGCAGATTGGCCAGGTTATTGGAAAGCAATTGCTCGTTCTTTAATAATAACAATTGTATTTGTAACAATATTTTTAGGAACAGTTGCTATTTTTACTGGAAAAGTAGCAAAAGCAAATATTTTACCAACAGATGTAACAGAGTTTCCACTAAATCCTAATGTAGAACCAACAATTACAGGAAATACACCTGATATTGATATAAATATATTTAAAAAATATGATAGTATTTTTAGTTTTACACCAACAGAGATATATAGCACAAAAATTCATTTTAATATGGATGAAATTAATAAATCATATTTAGAAGAAGGATTTTTAAAGTCACTAAATGATTTAAAACATGATCCAAATAAAGTTGATAAATTAGGATTTTTTGGACTATATTTACGTGATGTATTAATTACTATGATTAGTTGGAATAATACTGTTATAAATACAATTTACTATTATATTAATGAATATTTACCAGATTGGTTAGTATTAATTGGTTGGCCAATATTTTCATCATTAATTTATGGTTTAACAACATTAGTTAATTATTTTGGAACATTTGTTGCCCATTTAGTTAATTATGCTGATTGGTTTGCATCAGTTGATGAAGATGCTAGTCAACAATCAGGTAAAATACAATGGAAGCCAGAAGGAGGTTTTAATAGTCCATTATACAGAATAGGAGGTTTAATACTATATTTTTTCTTTTTCTTTTTTGCTTTAGCATTTTTTCCTATTATAGTAACAGCATATACAGTATTATCTCCTGCAACAATACCTGCTACATATTCAAAAGATAATAAACAGATGTCATTTTCAGAATTTGTAAAGTCAACCATTAAAAATAATATGACACCAATTATGTTAGCTTTTTCATATAATTTGTTAGTTGATACTAAAAACTTTTTAGGAAATGTTTATGCTAGTTCAGTATTAATAGCTATAATAGTTAGCGCATTATTTTTACATTTATATAGTAAATCTATTGATCCTGAAAGTAATCCATTATTAACACCATTAGTAACTAGTAATAATAATAGTAATACTAATACATTAAAAACAACACCTTTATCACAAAAAAATACACCTGTATTAAATCCTATCAGTAGTAGCACTATTAGACAAGTTACACCTCCTTCGCAAAGAAACACACCTATAATAAATCCTGTTAGTAGTAGCACTATTAGACAAGTTACACCTCCTTCGCAAAGAAACACACCTATAATAAATCCTGTTAGTAGTAGCACTATTAAACAAGTTACACCTAATTTAGAACCATCTATACCAGTAAGCAATAACACTAATAGACAAGTTACACCTAATTTAGAACCATCTATACCAGTAAATAATAACACTAATACACAAGTAAATAAAGAAACAATAAATTCTCAACAAGGTGGTAAAAAAATTAAAAATAAAAAATAATAAGTTAAAAAATTTAAATATAAATGTTTTTTACAATTAATATAAATATAATAATGGTAAAAAAGTATCCAAAAGTATCAGTATGCACACCTACTTTTAATAGACGTCCATTTATACCATTTATGATAAAATGTTTTGAAATTCAAACATATCCTAAGGACAAAATCGAATGGATTATTGTGGATGATGGAACAGACCCAATTGGTGATTTAGTAAAAAATATTCCACAAGTAAAATATTTTTATATTGATAAAAAAATGACTTTAGGAAAGAAACGTAACTTTATGCATACTAAATGTTCAGGTGATATTATTATATATATGGATGATGATGATTATTATCCACCTGAAAGAATTAGTTATGCTGTAGAAACATTAGTAAAAAATCCATCATATTTAATTGCTGGTTCATCTCTTTTAGCAATTTATTATAAACATGTTAATCAAATGTATGAATTTGGACCATATAGAGAAAATCATTCAACCGCAGCAACATTTGCTTTTAGAAAAGAATTACTTAAAAAAACAAAATATGATGAAGAAGCTGAGTTTGCTGAAGAAAAAAGTTTTTTAAAAAATTATACAATTCCATTAATACAATTAGATATTACAAAATCAATATTAGTTATTTCACATGAACATAATACATATAATAAGAAAAAAATGTTAGATAATTTAGATGAGAAAAGGGGTAAAATATCACAATTAAAAGTAGAAGATTTTATAAAAGAACCAGAGTTAAAACAATTTTATTTAAATGATGTAGATGAATTGTTAGATAATTATGAACCAGGTAAACCAGAAAATAAGCCAACAGCAATGAAACAAATAAAAGAAAAACAAGAAGCACAAACAAAAGCAATAGAAGAAATAAATAAATTTAATCAATTAAAAAATCAAATAAATAGTTTTGTTCCAAATAATAATACAGATATTAAAGTTTTACAAGATAGATATGAAAAACAATTAGCTGAAAAAACACTTTTAATTAATGAATTATTAAAAAAAGTAAAGGAGTTAACAAATGAATTAAATACTTATAAAAATAAATAAAATACTTAATACATAATAATTATTAATTTATTTATTGATTAAAATAACTTAAAGACAACTAACATATATAATATAACAAAGAAACAAAAATAAATTAGTTTAAAATGACTTCTAACGCTGTAGCTGATAATATGTCTATGACCTCTGATGAACTTAGAGAAACCAAGAAACAATTAAAAGAATTGGAACAAACTATTGATGATAAGGTTTATACTGTAAAAAAAGTATTTTATCAAAACTGGATTGGAGATAAATTTTACAAAAAGTATGTCACTGAATATAATGTATATGGTTCAAGAAGTCAAGGAACTTTAATTAGAAATGCGGTTACTGGTGAAAAGATGCCTCATCATGTAGGTTCAAAAAATGAATACCAATATTTTAAGGTAATTTCTACCAATGTTCCTGGAGCAAATGGACCAGTAACTTTATTTTATAATTCACCAGCAGAGTATGAGTTACATCAATATACTAAAGTATCAGATAATGATAAAGAACTTTGGCGTGCTAGAAAACAAACTCAATTAGGATTAACTGCTTAAATAAAACAAAAAATACAAAAAATACAATTAATAAAAATATTATAATAATTACAAATTATTATAATAAAAAAAATATTTTATAATAATTACAAATTATTATAATAAAAAAAATATTTTATAATAAATAAATTAAAATACTTATTATAATATTATTTATTATTCATCTTCACTAATAATAGATACATCATCACAATCAAGAGCATCTTCACAAATATATTTGTCAATATATCTATAAATACGATTTATATCTAATTTACTAATTTCATAATTTTCAAATAATAATAGCAGTTCATTATCATCAAGTAATTTTGAACGTAAATTAATAAAAAAAGCAAATAAGTCTTTTTTATCCATACCAAGTTGTTGACATAAATCTTGTATAAAAATAAAATTATTATATTCAGTTGAATATTTAGTTAAAACCTTAGTAAAACGAACTTCTGTTGGATTATACTTTGGTTTCTTTTTATTAATAATTATATTATTATTATTACTAGTATTATTATTACTATTATTATTATTACTAGTATTATTATATGTTTCATGATAAAGTTTATTATTTTTCATTGTTTTAATTAATGAACTCATTTCATTAAATTGCCAAATTTGTTTTTGAAATGTAATACGATCAATATAATCAGCAAAACAAATATTATCTAAAATATTTAAATAAAATGGAATAGATTGATTATTATCCAATTTACCTAATACATCAATAATATTTTCATGTAGTAATAATCCTACAATAGTTCTATCAGTTTCATTCATTAAATTAAGATGTTGATTAAGACTATATTGATTATTAATTAGTTTTTTTGTAATATCACGAGTATCATCATTATATGATTTCATTTGAAAAATATTTTGAATAATATCATTATTAATCATTGATTGCTTAGTTTTATAAATATCATAAATTGTTTTTAACTTACGTAAATCACCTTGAATAAAATTAATAATACTATTTTTAACTTGCTCTTCTGAAATAGGTATAATAGTGTTAACTAAATTAGTCATTTGAATTTTATTAGGTGTTTTTAATTCAACTGTATTACAAACTTTCATTAGTTCTTTAATTTTTTTATCAATATGGTAATTACCAATACAAATAATAGGATTAAGTGTAATTTCTTCTAACTTTTGTTTTTTAGTTTTTTTAGGACGAATAATTTTTATTAATGCGTTTATACCACCTTTATCGCCATTATTCATACCATCAATTTCATCCATAACAATAACAATTTTTTTTACTTTTTTATAAAATAAACTCATAATATTTTTGTCAGACATATTATGTTTTGTAATAGTATCAATAATGCTTTTATTACGAATATCACCTGCGTCATATTTAATAATATCATAATCCATTTCTTTTAAAATATTCATAATAAAAGTTGTTTTACCAGTTCCTGGGTCGCCATAAACATAAATTCCACGTTTAACATTTAAGTCGTGTTTATTTTTTTCAAATTCAAGTAAAATATCTTTAACTCGTTGAGCTTCAAATTCTCTGCCTAAAAAAGTATTAATATTAATGTTATCCATTTCTTATTACTTTAATATAGATTTTATTGTCTTCTTTTTAGGTAGTTTTTTTTCAAAACCTATTTCTTTTAATATATTATTTAAAGTATTTAAACAATTGTTAGATTGATTAGAAATACAAAAGTCTTTTATAAAATAAATGTAATTAGGGTATATTAAAAAATCATTTAAATAATCTTTCATTTGTGCCCATCTAAATAAATTACGTAAAACAATAAATTTAAAAATGTAATCATAATCACGTTTAACAATATATCTAATATAATTTTCAGCATTACCTAGTTTTATTTTATCGTAAACTAAATTATAGTTTTCAAAATACAAAGTTTTATTTAATGGTCGCCAAATATATAGTGGTATATAAGATTTAACTATATCAAATAATTCAAATGGTAACTTACTAATTGAAATAAGTAATTTTTTTTCATTTACTATTATTTTATTATTATTATTTTTGTTATTTTTTTCTTTAATACATTGATTTTGATTGTTATTTTTATTTTTGTTAGATTCCATAATAATAATTAGCAAATTATTTTTAATTCATTATATATATTATTTAAAAAATCTAACAAATATATATAATATGAAATTTGATTTTGACTATAGAGACTTATGTAAGCCCGCTCGTATTTATTTTTATTTAGCAGTTATTTCTATTATAATTGCTCTTTTTCAAGGTATGGGATTAGGTGCGTTAATAATTAAGGCATTATTTATGGGTTTTTGGATGTGGTTTTTAAATAAATTATGTAGTTGGGGTTATAAAACTGCTGCTTGGATTTTATTGTTATTACCTATTATATTATTTTTTATAGGAGTATTTATTTTAACTGCTGCTCTAGCTAAACAATAATATATATATATATATATGTATTTCCTTGTTTCTAAAATAAAAAAAATTATATTTGGTTGGTCTGCTAAATGTGGTTGTAGTAAATTAAAAAGAATATTTTATTATTTAGAAGAAAATTTATTTGATTGTAAAATACATATTGAAAGTGAATATATTGTTAACTTTCCAAATAATATTAATGAATACACAATTATAATAATATGTAGAAACCCATATAAAAGATTAGTTTCTGGTTTTTTAGATAAATATAAAAATAAAGGCGAATTTAGACATTTATGGAAACATAATACTTTAACATTTACACAATTTGTAGATGAAATAATAACAAATAAGTGGAATATGATCGAATATCATCATTTTACTAAACAAACTAGTGAATCATTTGATTTAAATATATTAAAAAAGGCTAAATTAATAAAATGTTTTGACATAGAAAATATTGATTACCAATATATAGAAAACTTATATAATAAACAAATACCTTTTGAAATAATTGAAAAAAAAGAAGGTCATGAAAGACAAAAATTTAATATAAAAATAAACAAACCTATTTATAATTTAGATTTAGAACAATATTATAATTATCATATAGATATTTGTTATTTTTATAATGAAGAACTTCTTAAAAAAGTATATAATTTTTATAAAAATGATTTTGATTTTTTTTTAGAAAATAATATTGATTATACTAACACAGATTGTATTCTTAAGCATCACACGGATTTGGAACACCTGATGTAATACCATCCCATGTTACACCACAATTTTGCGCCCAGTTATATTTATTACAAGTTCCCTGATTTCCTGTATAAGGTGCTTGATTAAAATTCATTGTATTTAAAGCAGCTGTATTATTTGTTTTAATATATAAATCTAAATTAGCATTTGTTGTTTTAGCAGTAGTAGCAACACCTTGACTTTTTAAAAAACAATGATTAGTTCCATACGCATCACCTAATACAGTTCCATATGTAAAACCATAACAGTTTTTATTTCCTAAACAATATGTTTCACATTGAGTTAAACTAACATCAGAATAATTAGCTAAACCATTTCCAGGAGAGTCTTTACCAGTAAATTTAGTAAATAACTGTTCAGTTAATCCAGGTTTATTACATGTTCCTAAACTATGAGCATTAAGACATGCTTCACCATTACCAGATAAATCGACCCAATAATCAGGACAATCACCTACAATTGGAGGCCAAGCTTGTTTTTTGTTAGATTTTGAAATAACAGTTCCTACAACAATTAAAACTAATATAAATATTAATATACTAATTACTAATATAGATTTTTGAAAATTTAACTCCATTGTATAATATATTATATAATATATTATACGATAATTTTTTTGTATTTATATATTTTATATATAATAATATACTATACAATGGAAAATTATAAAAAAGCATCTAATGGACGAATTGATATTATTAATAAAAATCAACCTAATATGTGTAATTTATTTGCTATGTATGATAAAATTCCAGCAAACCAATGTACTACTTTAAGAGAACCTACTTTAGGACAATGGGAAGATACTAATTTATCTAGAGCATTTTTTTCTGAACAAAATATTGATATGCTTCAAAATGGTATTCGTGCTGGTGTTTACCATAAATCAAATGGACAATATGTTATTGCTCCACAAGATTGCGACTCTCTTAAAATAATTATGCGTAGCATATTTTTACAATATTCTGCTAATCAATTAGATAATGTTACACACCAAATAGAAAGTCTTAACAAAATGGTGTTAGATTATATTATTCCTCGTGTTTATTCTGAAGCACAAGGATATATGAAATATTTGGTAGATGCTAGTACAATGTATACACCATTAGCTAATCCAGTTATGGCAAGTCAAAATGATAATCGCAATATTAAAATGAAGCCATGGTTTTAATTATTAAAAATATAAAATTATTATACTTTTTTATATTTTTATTTATTATTTATTATTTATTATTTATTATAATCTAAATAGTGTTATAATATTTATTTCATAGAGTTATAAATTTTAGCAAATTTAGTTTTATCATCTTTCTTAACAGCATCACTTATTTCTAGAGATAATAAATTAAATTCTTCAGGAGTATAATTTCCATTATATAACTTAGCAACTATATTAGTAGGATCTAATGTTTCTACAATCATATTATTAACAACCATCTTACTATGTTCTTCCATTAATACATTATATAGAACTTCACCATTATATTTCTTAAATAAAATACCATCTACTTTACCAACTAAATCTCTAGCACGTTCCATTTTTCCTTTATATAAAACTTTATGGTTCATACTAATAGATGTATTTTTATTAGGCATATTCATAGCTAAACAATGTTTTTGAATAAATACAATCTGTTTTTGTGCTGTTACAGTTTTTGTAATAGCTACAATTTTTTTACCTTTAATAGTATTTACAGAAGGATTAATTTTTTCAATAGCAATAATACCTTGATCAGTATTTACTGGTGTTCCAGCAGGAAAACAAATACCAACTGTAACTGGAATTGTAAAACTTTTAGAATTAAAATTTCTTGTTTCTTCTTGAGAAATTGTAATAGTTGTTTCACCAACAAATACTGAAGGTGTTAATACAGTAGCAGTTGTATCATTAATTAATAATGTATTACTATTAGAACTACTATATGTAACAGTTCCAGGACTATTTGTTTGTAATAACGGAACTGTAAAAGATGGATCTAAATATTTAACATTTGGAAATGTATATGAACCAAAAGTAGGATCTGCTTTATAAACAGTTAATGTAATTGATTTTTCAAAACCTCCAATATTCTCAGTTTCATCTTGAGTTACTATAATATTACAAGTTCCGGCACCAGCAATTGTTAAAATACCTTCTAAATTAATGGTAGCAACACTTAAATCATCTGATGAAAAACTTGGTGTATTTGGATTTGTTGAAGAAAATAAAGTAATTAATGAAAAAGATAAATCTCCGTATGTTTTTACAATATCATTAAAAACTACAACAGGTGGAGTTTGAAATACTCTAAAAGTATCTGTTACAGATATTTCATTATATTTATTTGTTTGAGCTTGTGTAGCAGTAATAGTAGTAGTTCCTACATTACCAACAGTTACATTAAAATCATTAATACTAGCTATAGCAGAATTGTCACTACTAAAAGTCCAAGAACCTAAACTATTAGATGTAGGAGAAACTAAATTAAAGTTAGGATCGCCATATATTTTACTAGGAACATTGAATATGCTTGATAATATTGGGTCAGCTCTTAAAACTGAAAAACTTGTGCTTATTGTTTCTAACAAATAGTTATTTGTAGCTGTTTCAGTAGCTGTAATTGTTACTGTTCCAGCTTGTTTTATTTTAGCTAATACATTTCCACTTGTATCAACAGATAACATTTCAACTGTATTACTATCGCTACTTGTATATGTAAATATACCTGGATTTACAGATTCAGGAGCAGCAATTGTAATTATTAAACCTTCACTAAATGTAACATCAGAAATACTAAATCCATTAGGATATTGTGTAGAAATAGGTAATATAGTTACATTAAAACTAATAGCTGATTCTAAAAAGTTATCTGACTCTAACAATTTAGCAGTAATTGTTGCTGTTCCAGCATTTAATTTTGTTAAAACATTATTAGATATTGTTACTACAAAATCATTTGCTACAGAAATACCATTGTTATCTAAACTATTAGAAATAATATATTCAAATACATTTGTATCAGAACTATTTGTATTAGGATTTACTAATATAGTGCTAGCAGTGCCATAATTAACACTTAAATTTGACATAGAACTTGTTATAATAGATTGCTTTTTAGCAACAGTAAAAGATACTGTATCACTATCAGAATAGTAATATATAGTTTCATCTTGTATTACTGTAATATTACAAGTTCCAGCACCAACTATTTGTAGTTTAGGACCATCAATAGTGCTAATTACTTTAGCAATATTTTCATTATCACTTGAAAATGTAAATGAACCTGAACGATTTGATGATGGAGCTATTAATGTAATAGGAGAATCGCCAAAAGTAACTCCAGAAGGAAGTATAAAACGACCATTACCTGATTTATCTAAATTTGTAATAATTTTAAGAATATTTAATTCATAACTAACACTACCTTCAACAAAATCTTCTGTTTCTGTTTGTGTTGCTGTAATTATAACAGGTCCTGTAGAATTAATTGTAGCTAATGTATTTTCATCATCTATTCTTTGAAGACTTACAATGTTTGAATCAGCACTTGTAAATGTAAATACACGTGTTGGATTTGTTGATGTGGTATTTAAAGTTGTAATAATAAATGACGCATCGCCATATCTTTTAATACCTGAAATAGTGAAATTTCCATATACAGGGGCAGGATTAGTTACTTTAAAAATAGCAGTAATTGTATTAGATAAAAAGTTAATTGTTTCTGCTTGTGTAGCTGTAATTATAGTTTCCCCAATATTATTTATAGTAATTTGTCCTGTAGTAGCATTAATATTAGCATAAAAAGGATCAGAACTTGTATAAGTAAAAGAACCATTACTTATTTGTTTGCCACTAGGAGCATTTATATAAGAAAATTGTATAGGTTCATTAACAATTAAAGTAGATAAATAATTTAATGGTCTTCTACGAATACTCCAAATATCATATTGTGGTAATACCTTATTAATTGTAATAGTAGTTTCAATACTAGAAGTATCATAAACTCCATTTGCTACTTGTGTAGCTCTAATTCTAACAGTTCCAGCATTTAAAATACTAATTGTTTCACCAGTTATCGATATAACATTACTATTTACATTATTATCATTTACATTTAAAATTGTATATATAAAAGAACCAATACTTAAACTAGTAGGACTACTAATTGTTTGTAGAGAATCACCATAAGTCATGTTATTAACAGAAAAATTAGATAATTCTGGGTCTAAAGGTAAAATATTAAATGTTGATGTTTTAGATGTAGAAAAATAAATACCATTATCTTCTAAATAAGCTGTAATAGTAACAGAACCTAAATTACCAATAGTATTGACTGTAATTTCACCAGTAGAAGAATTAATTGAAGCAATTAGAGGATTAGAACTACTATATGTTATAACTCCATCTCCTAAATGTGTTGGTAAAGTAGGTATAAATGGACTAGCAGAATAAAGAACATCATTAATTGTAAAATTTGATAAATTAGGATTTTGTAATGGATTTACTACAAATGTTGTTGTAATAAAAGCAGTATCATAAATACCATTGGCAACTTGAGTGGCTTTTATAGTAGTAGATCCTGTTCCAATAATATTAATTTCACCAGTAGAACTATTAATTGTAGCAACATTTGTATTACTACTAATATAACTAAATGCGCCAACACTTAATGAAGTAGGAGGCATAATATTAAAAGGGCTAATACCTAATGTTCTAGATAGATACCATTTTTGTTCAATTGAAAAATTATTTAATTCAGGATTTAATGGTAAAATAGTAAAAGTTGCTTCTTTAAATGCTGTAGCAGTATAAGTTCTCCATGGTTCTTGAGTAGCTCTAATAGTAACTGTGCCTAACTTACCACTAGTATTTAAAGTTATTTCACCAGTAACAGAATCAATAGTAGCAATTGATTCATCAGAACTAGTAAAAATAAATTCTCCTTGACTTGTAGATGTAGGAGGACTAATAGTAAATGAAGATGAACCATAGTATTTTGAATCAATATTAAATAAACCAAAAGCAGGAGAAGTAATAATAATAGATTGAGCATCATTTAAAGCAAATGCACCAGATAAATTACTAAATGTATCTATAGATTTCATAGGAACAAATATTAAACTATCAAGTCTATTACCAGTTCCTAATTGTCCTACTCCATTAGAACCAGCACTATATACAGTTTCATTATAAATCATAGATATAGATGCTTCACTACAAAGAACTGTTTTAGCAGGAATACCTGTAAGAGTTGTATCATATATTTTAGTCCAAGCAGTTAAACCAATTTTATTATTTGTTCCTAATTGTCCTGCGGAATTATTACCAGTAGCCCAAATAGAACCATTTGCTAAAATAATAGCACAATGAGCTGTTCCTTGAGTATCACCACCACAACTAACTATAACAGCTCCAACACCGCCGTTATTTTCTGGTCTATATGTTCTATAAAATTTTTTAAGTGATGTAATAGTTGAAGCAATTGGTCTACCAGATATTTTATTAATAGTATATTCTGGATTAATATTATCTGGATAAGTACCTGTTGTATTCCAACCAGGAAATAAAACCTTAAGTTCATCATCAGTATAAGATCCTAAACCAAACGCCGAATAAGGAGTATTGTTATTATAAATATTTGGAGCAAAAAAATCATTTCCAATCATCCAAACAGAACCATCAGCTGTTACAATACTAGAAATAAATGGACCAGTAGAAGCATATACAGCCGCAAATTTGTCACCAGGATTAACTGGATTAACATCAGGCATATATGCTACTCTAGGTCCAATATTTCTATTATCAGCATTACATCTAAAAACTTGTCCATTTTTTAAAACAAACATACTATCTAATTTACCAGCAGAACAAGTAATAGCTTTAGTATTTGGATCATTAACATCTGGTGTATAAATTTTAATAAAATTTGGTTGTCCATCAGCATAATATCCATAACCAGCTTGTCCAAAATTATTTCTACCACAAGCCCATACTGAACCATCTGATAAAAGCATTAATAAATGACCATAAATAGCTCCACCTGGAATAAAACCACCACCCATTGAAGCATATGCTATTTCTAAACCACTAGGTGCTGTATATGCCAATGTATAATTAGTCTTATCAGTAAAATTACCTAAACCTAGTTGACCAAAATTATTTTGTCCTTTAGTATATAGTTTATTATCAGGTGTAATTAAAGCACTACTAAAACCATTAGTAGTAATATGTTTACTAGGTGTGTTTAAATCTACTACATAATTTGTAGAGTTTTCTCTATATGTTCCAAATCCATTATTATAACCAGCTGCCCATACTGAACCATCTGCTTTTGTAATTAAAGAACAAGCATTTGCATGAGTTACTACAGTTACTTTATCAGTTAATTCAGTTGGTGTATAAACTACTTGAGGTGCTGATAAATACTGATTAATACTATAATTTGAATTACCAAAAGAACCCCACCAATTTTTACCACCAGCCATTAATGAACCATTCTCTAATAAAATAAATATTGTTGAATTTCCACCAATAGTTGCATCTGTATTTACATTACCGTCTAAATTAACTTTAACAGCTTTAATACTACTATTTGTAGATGCATCATATACTTTAACATAACCATTATTGCCTAAAGTATGATTACCTAACCAATACCAAACAGAACCATCTTCACTAATCAATGATAAATTACGATAATAATTTAAATAAATCTTAGTAAATTTAGTAACACCAGATGGAAAACCTAAATACTTATAAGGACTAGCACCACCGATACCAATAGCTGTGTTAGAAGGAAAAGTCCAATCCGCCCATGCGGCAACAGTTCCATCACTAAATAAAACTACACTTCTTTCATAAGCAGAATCTGTAGATACTATAGTTTTAGTAAAACCAGTTAAAGAATTGGCAATATTGCCATTACCAAATCTAGCAAATCCCATAGTTCCATTATTAAAAACTAGAGATAATTCACCAAATTGACCTTTAATCTCTACAACTTTTTTACTACCATTTGAAGCAGGATCATATATTTTAGTAAAAGTATTTTTTGTTCCAAGACCTAAATTCAACAAATTAGTTTGTCCAGCAACCCATACAGATCCATCTGATAATAATAAACAACTATAAGAAGAGTTATTATACTCACCAAAAACATCTACAACCTGTAAATTATTAGTTTCTAAATCTAACAAACTATTAGGCAATTTAACCCAAATAGCTCTATAATTACTATCACCTGTTCCTAATTGACTATAACTATTTGAGCCAGTTACCCATAGTTTTCCGTTAGTATCAATTACAAATCCAGTACTACCATTAAACATAACATATTTAGCTTTATCAATATTATTAGGATTAAAAGTTTTAATAAAATTAGGGCTTGATACATAAAAGTCTAAATTAGCGACATTATTACCAACACCGTATAGATTAGAATTATTAAAACCAATAATACTACCACTTTCATCAACTGCTGGTTTACCAGTATCTTGTCCATATTCATTTAATTGAGTTTCAACATTAGTAATAACAAATGTAGAAGGTCCTTGTCCACCAAGAATATGTTTATATTCCTTAATAGAATCTGTAAAATAAGATCCAATAAGATTTAAATTTCCTTCTTCTAAAATCCAATTACCACCTAAACTAGCATCTCCAGTATAGTCAATAGAAGCATTAATATTAATACCTAATTTAGTTTCTAACTTACTAATAATATATTTCCAGTCATTACTACTATAAATTTCACAACCCATTAAATCTAATGTAGTAAACTCTGTAACCTGTTTAATTTTAGAAAATAAATTAATAACATCATCCCATGTTTCTACATTTGTATCAATAGTATTAATATTTTTAACTAAAGCAGGTTTTATATTTAACATAAAACGATATGTTTCACTATTAGTATTTTCTTGAAATAAACCGATAGAGGTATATTTATTAGAGCCTACTTTTTCTAATAATGTTTCTAATGTTTCAGTTTCATAATTAAATGTTACAATAGAAACATCTTGTAACAAAGATTTTTGAATTGTTGCTATATCAGCAACACGACTATCAACTAACAATAGTTTCATTATATTTTAACTAAATATAAAAAAAATATTAATAATAAATAATAATTATTATTTATTATTTATTATTTATTATTTATTATTCATCTTCTTCAAATACAATTTTATTTTTAATCGTTTTGTTTACTACTTCACTATCTTCTTCAACTAATAAAGTCATTTTCTTTTTATTACTTTTTACTAATACTTTACTACTACTAATTTTTTTTTTATTAGTAGTATTACTACTGTCATCTATAGCATTTCTTTCCTTTAAGTAATCTTGATAAGCTTTTTCTAAAAGCTGTAAATCAGTTAACCACATTTGTTGAATAGTTGTCATCTTTATACGTTCTAATTCAGCTTCTTTATCACCATGTTCTTTAAGAAGTTTTGCTACATTTTCTTCTGATACTGAATCCATAGGCATTTTAACTAGATATTT